CCCGCCATTCTTTATATATTCATCTGCAAACGCTTTCTGCTTAGGCGTTAAGTCCATCTAATCACCTCTGTCTATCCTCATTTTCTGACCGCCTCCCATATCTCTTTTAGGCACATGACTACATCATACTGGGATGCAGTTCGGAGTATTTCATAATCACAATCTTTCCAGTATCCACGCTTTGTGGGTCTGAATACCGGTGTTGATATGATCGTTACTGTTATTAACCGGTTCTGTTCTTTGCTGTAGAATTGCGATGTTCCAATTTTTATGATTAATCCGGTGGATAATATAGCTTTTTGTAGTTTGCGTGTAGCTGCTTTTAAGTTTGCCATATCATCACCTCGCTTTTGACTATAAAATCCCATGGTAATACTTCTGTATATATATTAACATAGGCATACGAAAAAGTTGTGGTACATGTTAAGTAAAAAAAATATAAAAATGTATAATAAAAAGACCCTCTGGATCTGATCTCCAAAGAGCCTTTAGGCCTTTCCAGTTTCAATTGTATCCTCTGTTCCTAAGATGTATTGATAATGTGTTTAATTTCATGTTCATCTCCTCCTTAATCTTCTACTACTGTCAGAAAAGCTCTGTGCAATTTTCTGTCCCTGTCGCAAGCTGAAAAACATGGTTTCTCGTTTCCGCTCAATACGTCGTTGATGGTGTAATTCGCTCCCCACGGCGAGCTGTTACCAACAGCTCGCCCATGTAGTTCTCATATGGTTCCCAACCTTCCGGAGTTTCCACCGTGATTTCTTCCCAGCTTTTATATTCTGTGCTGTCTGCGCTGGCAGAAGTCTTTCTCTTTGTATGCGCGTCTGGTTATATCCTTTCTTTTTAAGTTCTGCGAATACATCTATCTTATATTTTACCATCTGCTTTTCTCCTTTTCATTTTGTTTATATATAATGTAGCATTTTGTTTCTGTTTCGCCAATAAAAAATATTCTATTTTTTGAATAAAAGTATTGACATACCACCAAATTGGTGGTATTATATAATCATCAAAGGAACGGAGGATATTAAAAATGAAAAAATACAACTTATCAAACATCATGAAAAGAGCATGGGAACTGGTTAAAAAAGCTGGAATGACAATTTCCTCCGGTCTTAAAAAAGCATGGGAGGAGGCAAAACATATAGAAGAGACTATTGAAGAAAAGCTCATTCGTCTCGGTTTTAAAGTTTGGGAAAAAGACGAAAAGCGTCGCATTTACATCGATTACGCAAAATATCTCGACGTTGTAGAATCTGATACAAATGAAGCTTTTTGTTTTACCGTAAACGGGATTTGTGTTGATAATTGGACCCGTTTTAAAAGAAAATATATTATGCAGAACATTTTGACTGGGTACTGCAAATTATATTATGATCTCGTCGAAAACAAATGGGGCATGAGAACCGCTCCTTATGCTGAAAAAGTCCTTACAACAGTAATTGATAAAATTATGGCTGCATAAAAAGAATGGAGGAATGTAAAATGAAGAAAACTATCGATTTGTTGAATGAAATTGTTACAATGGGATTTAGTAGAGAAAGAGCATTGTCTGATATTGACGCAAGTCTTGATGAAGAATTAGGATTTGAAAACAGAACTGATTTAGTCAACGAAGAAATTCCTGACGAATTATATGAAGACATTCTTTTTGGCTTCAAATGTGAAGCAGAGGCAAATTAATATGACAGAAAAGAATAAAATGTTTCCTCTGAAATGCAAGGTGTGTGGAAAAACATTCTATGCTGAATATCCTAAGCATCCGCAATATTGTTCTGAAGAATGCCGTAACACAAAAATCATTAAAAATGAGCATGTCGGAGAGAAATTTGGTAAGTTGACAATAGTTAGCGATTTTCAAAAGAATGGTTATAGGTATGCAGAATGTAAATGTGAATGTGGTGGAGCTAAAACAACGTTATATAAATCGCTTCGGAATGGCGGAACTACTTCATGTGGTTGCATTAGGCGTATAGATGTATCGAATAAGGTTAATAGCCACGGTGTAAAGCTAATTAGACGTACTCAAAAGGATAAAAATGGAATGTGGAGATGTTTGTGCGAATGTCCTAAATGTGGAAAAGAATTTGAAATTCAATTAAATAAATTTAATCGTACAAAATCATGTGGATGTATTGTTTCAGAAAAATCATCGGAAAACATGAAAGTAGGATGGGAAAATATAACATCTCAAGGGATTGAAGATAATACACAGATTTTTTCAATGGTTTCAAAAACTAAATCAAAGAATAATACCTCAGGAGTGAGAGGTATTTCTTTTAATAAAGCTCAAGGAAAATGGACTGCATATATTGGTTTTCAAAGAAAGCTTATATACCTGGGACGTTATTCAAAAATGGAAGACGCAATTGCAGCTAGAAAAGATGCAGAAGAAAAAATATATGGTGGTTTTTTAGAAGAATTCAAAAAGGAACATCCAGAGCGCTGGAAAATTGTTGAAAGCAGTCATGAAAAGGCTCAAAAGAGAAAAAAGAAATTTATGGAGAATAATGAAGATGACAACTAAAGAAATGCGTGAATATTTAAATGTATCAAGAGCGGAGTTTTCAAGGCGTTACAATATACCGGTCAGGACATTAGAGAACTGGGAATCTGGAAAGAGTCAGTGCCCTGATTATGTAGGACAGCTGCTTGAAAGAGCTGTTAAAGAAGACGTTAAAAAAGAGAGCCGGTAATCCCGGCTCTCTAATTTTATTCTTTATTTATCGGATTCTAGTCATGAGGAATTCCGATAAAACATTCTGGACAACGTTCGTAGAATCCACAGCCCTCACAGTTTACTGGCTGTCTCTGGCAGTATTGTGCTAATACGTTGTATGCTGATATGGCTAATTGCGGCGTTATGTCCGGTGTAGGTTTGTCTGACATGGTTATCACTCCTCTCCCCAGTCAATTTTCTGTCCACATTCAGGACAATATTTATATATCTTGTTTCCGATAATGGGATTTCCACAATTCGCACATTTTTGAGCAGCGAATATGTTGTAAGGGAAATCCGGCTCAGCTCTTACTAGTTTCTTCGGAATCTGCTTTTCAAGAGCTTTCGCCCCTTCGTCACACGCCCATGCTTCCTTACTGAATGTATCAAGCCATTCCTTATCCTTGTCAGTGTCAATTCCATTTAAGAACTGTAAATGATGGTCTCTTATGCCAGATAAAATATCTCTTGCTTCTTTAGCATTCATTCTTCATCTCCTCCAACTTCTTCTCTATCGGATTAATAATCTCTTCCAATACCTGTTGCTCATAATTTTCTTTCCAGATTTTTTCTCTTTTTCAAAATTGGATTTTCATAATCTCATTTATTAAATTAATACACGTTATTGCTTCTGACATTCCCCAGTATCCATCACATGCTCTTTCATTACACCAATTTGTGAATTCTTTAAATTTCATTTTTTGAGTTCTTCCAACTTCTTCTCAGCTTCTTCATAGGTGAGAAAATATCCTTCATCAAGTTCTCCTGAAAATGTGCATAATGTAAAGCCACTTGCGTTTTCAAAATCAATCTCAATTCTGTTAAAATTGTAAATTCTAAAGCTATTCACAATTAGTAATTCTACAATTCCATTGTCAATACAATACAGCGTGTCTCCAACCTTACATGGCAATCTCACAAACAGCCCTTGTTCTTCTAAGTCTTTGTAAGATTTTAATTCTTCTAGCCATTCCGCATACTGTTCTTCCTGATTCGCATATTGGATGCAAGTATTTTTATATACTTCATTGGCATTTTCATCTGACGTTTCAAGTTTTGTGTTTTCACTATTCCATCTATGACGTTCTGCTAATTTTCTTGAACGATTGATGGCATTTTCAAGTATTAATCTCTCCATCTACTTCACCTCACTTAGAATCATTTTCGATGAATTCACAACTAAGCATTCTCACCGATGCTAACATTGCGGTAAGATCATCTGCGTTTTCAATTTCAACATTGTTTCCGCATCCAAACTCATCAAACATCATGATTTCATGATTCTTTATAATTCCATAAAATGAATTGTCTTTATCTGAATCATCTTCAAGTATCTCTGTTATATCGTCTTCCAGATCTTTTATAAAATCATACATGGGGATATTGTTTGTCTTATATTCGATTACTACTCTGGAAATAAATCCATCGGCAGCAAACAAAAGCTCATATCTACATTTATGATATCCATTTATATAGATTCCACGACTAATATAATCCTCAATCTCAGTCGGCTCGTTCTTGCTACTTTCTTTGATGTCATACATCACATAATAGTCAATTACCTCTTTAATCTCGTCCTCGGAATATATCTCATGTCTTCTTTCTTTGACGCAACCACTATTTCTGTAAGCGTCAAAATAGTCTGTATTACCGGCTTCCTTGTCTTTCTTGAAGTATGATGTATAACTTTCTTTTTCTATGTCATACTGACCGATTTTTTTACCGTAGCTGTCTGGCACAATTTGTCCTCTAAGTTCTAAGTGAATTTCATTTGAAAGTAATCCGTTACATATATTGCTTAAATCTTCTCTTGCAATTGCAGCTATTTTCATTTTTTTCCCCTCCTGTAATCTCATCAATACACTGATTTCGACCATCGACCATCCCACACTGATAATCCGTCATATCATTTTCGATAGTGCTTTTCTCCGGAAATGGCTTCAACGGACACCATATCGGGAGTGTGTCATATCGTGAAAGTATTCTTCCGTTTGCTCTGCACCAAAATTCATTCACAAATCGGCATTTTCCACAAGCTTCTGGCGTGTCTAAAATTAATATTGATTTACTCATCGAATTCCTCCTTGAACAATTTTAATTGCATTGTGAATAGCCTTATTTCAAAGACGTACCCTTATTTTCTCATCAATACTATCGTCATATGCAATCGTTTTTTCTTCTTCCAGCTTTTCGATCACTAAATTCACGTCATAGGCAACTGGGCAGGCTTCTATTGCTTTTACGATATCTTCCTGTGAAGTATCTATCCCCGTTCCGAGTTCTGTGCTTTTGATATATGTAATTAAATTGTCTGCATCAATTAAGCGCATTTGTCGTTTCTCCTTTCCACAGTCCGAACAACCGCATCATGTCATAAAATGTTGCAACGGTCTTGCGACGGTATGCATAGAAGTCTTTGCGGTTAATCGGAACATACTGTTTTTTATACATTTTGTCATAGCTTTTCCGGTGTAAGATGTTCTCTACGATCATATCTGGTATAACCGTCCCCTCAGGGCAAGCTGACAAGGCGGCACTGGAAAGAAGATTTACGTATTCTGCCGGAAAGTCTTTCAGCATCATGTTCAGTTTTTCGATGTCTTCTGCCGGGATCCCGTAGTCCTTCAGTTTCTTGTTCCTTGTCAGCATACCGTTCTCCTTTCTATTTGTCTGGGTAGTGCTTGTCGTATATAATCGCAAAACACACAAGTCCTGTAACTCCGACTATGATTCCAAGCGTAAGCCCTAACAAGAATGTAATCATGTTTCTTCCTCCTTATAGCGCTCCGGCAATTCCATCCAGGCATTGACATATAAATCGTTGCCTAAACAAGATATTAAATCGTCACCGGCGTAAAAAATGCCGTTGCCATCTTTATCTCTTTCACATCTTCCGATTATTGGGATTGAGTAATTCGCAAAAGAGAGAAGAATATAATCATCTGTTTCTGGCAATCTCTCACTGACCGGAATCCAACCATTTTCTTTCTCGTCCCGTTCCAGATCATTCAGAAGAGTATTCACAATATTCGGCGCACTCCCTAGAAATTCATGCTTATACTGTGATTTCTCTTCTATCTCAGCTTTGTATTGTTCTAATCTGACCCGTACTCTGCTCATCATACCATCCTAATGTCTGTCAATTTCAATATTGTTATCTGTGTAAAACCTGTATGAATCCTCTCTGATTTTCTTAACTTTACACATAATAATTTCTTTCGCTTTGCCGACAGCTTCGTTAAAATCTTCTGTCCTGAGATCATAGTTATCAATGTTCAGCGCTTTGCTATTGAGAAAAAGCGCATCTCCGCATCCAGCATATTTATGTATGCAGATTCCCAGGGAATTATCTTTTAAATCGAAAACATCACCGGTTTTAGCATCTTTTCCGTACTCAGCATCACTTTTGAATTTCATTTTGTGCCCTCCTTTTTCAGCATTGGAAACAGCCATCCCGTCTTTTCGTTCGATGCAATCCAATCAAAATTTAACTCTGATAATTGATACTCTTTATTACATTTTTCGCAGGTAAATCCACTTGCTTTACTGTATTGTCCTATAATTCCACCGCATCCACATCTACAGTGCTTATAATCCATTTCCATCCTCACTTTCCCCATGTAAGCAACTGGCACGCTATTGTGCAGTCCTCCATAATTTCTGTATTAATGTTTCCTCTGTCTGGTTCTAATTCATCCAAGAATACGCCGTTTATGCAGCTATGACCGATTTCTCGCTCTTGTCTGGCTCTGCGTTCAAATACTTCTGGGAAATCCACTCTGATTTTATTCCAGTAGCCCATTCTTCCTTTTGGACAGCCAATGCAGTTATTGTTCGGATAACCCATGTCGTACATGATTGGTCTTTTCAGCCCTAACCTGTCTGCTATCCCATGTGCTTCCTGCTTTGTAAGTCCGTGTTCAATCAATGGAAACTCATGGTCGTAATCGCTCAGTGCTTCACAAACTCTGTCGGCACGATTCTTTTCGTTCAAGTCATATCCCCATACACAAGTGTGATGATCTGGATTCTCACGCTCCCATTTCATGCGAACCCTTTTCTTTAATTTGTCTGTGCAAGGCGCTCCGAATGGAGTATTGATGCATCTGGTTCTTTCAATCACATCATCCACACTGGAATATTCATCCGACTGAATAATCGTTATCTTTCTTCCCAACAACTTCTCACAATCATGCAAGAATCTAAGGCTGTCAGGATGCTGATTCGACACATGAGTATAAATAATCTCGTCAACATCCTTTGCCAGATAACACGCTACAAAACTGCTTATTCCTGTTGAAAACCAACATACTTTCATAACACCACGCTACAAATCCTGTGCGTGGATAATTTAGCAATCGGCTTGGATTCATTATTAAGTGCTTACCTAGGCACAGCCACTCCGCCAAACTTTATGTGCCAATTCACCATGCTAATCTTGGCACAACCTCGGTTTACCGAGGATTCGTTATTCCTTTCTTTTTGATCTGTCCATCTTTAATTCACTTTCAAATAATCTTCTATATTTAATTGCCCCTTTTGTTCCCATGTCTCCGTTTCGATTCCACATTCCAGCAATGCGTCCTGATACCTAACTCCATTATTTGTTAAGTTCATACATATCTGATAATGTTTCGGATGCGATTTTGCCATTCTTTGAAATCTGTTTGGGCATTCTTCCATATGTGCTCCAAATGCGCAGAACATACAACCAGTTCGCTGCTCTCCGGTAGTGTAATACAGTCCACTTAATGATTTCCGTATATCTCCATAGATTGAACATATTTCCACATCATTTTCCACAATGTATCTGAGAACATCCTGTCTGTTCCATGGTCCGAGTGGTTGACTTTTAATCGTTTTGCCGTCATACACATTGCAACCAGTATGTGCATATAATCGTGCTCTCATAAGACCTTCGTCTTGCGTCGTTCCTATGTACGTTTTTCTTCCACTTTCTTTCTCGTATTGTTTAAATGGATTCTTTTTCATAATGTGGCAACATTTTTCTGACGTATCAAATTCAGTATTGACCAGAAACTGCCATTTTTTTGCCAATACGCCAAACTTTCCACGCTCATCACCATTGAGCAGATAATTTCTATATCTATCTGAAAGATTTCCATGTCGTAACTTCTGAATTTTTAATGCAGTTTCTTTAGAAATTAACGGAAATCCATATTCTGAAACCACCTGTTTAAACAAACGTCTCTTTCCTTTTTTATCTCGTGGATAAATTTCTAAAAACTCTCCGCTGGCTTTTCTTGCAAATCTCACAATCTCAGGAAATTCCAATCCGGTATTTGAGAATACTGCTGGCACTTCTTCTCCAGCAGTTTTGCGAATCATATGCAGTAGAGCTGTACTGTCGAGTCCTCCAGAATAGCTTAAATATACCTGCCCGTTCCAGTTTTCATACCATTCCTTAATCCTTGTTTCTGCCAGCTTTACTTTAATTTCATATGGAAGAAATTTTCTCTGGCTAAATTGCCATTCATTTAATTTTAGGTCGTCTTCTTTAATAAACATCGTTACGCTCCATATCTTTTAATCAATTCCTTGTAATCGTCACAAATCCGAATATGATGCTTCTTTTCCAAATCTTCCACCATTTCAGACAGTGATGTCTTTCCAGAATTAATATCATTGATATAGTTATTAATCCTCTTTATAGCCCTCATGTACCGTCTCCAACCCCATCCATGTAATTCGTGCATTACATAAAACAAGATTACGAAATTTAACACATCAGACCATTTCTTTCCATCCTCAAACCCATCATCAAAGGCTTTTAATTCCATCTCCTTTAACTCTTTCTGACAGTTCTGGATAGACTGTGCGAACATATTGGCCTGTTGATTTGTATACGGGATAAACGCCTTCTTCTTCTGTTTGATTTTCAGCTTTCCCATCCGACTGCCCTCCTTATGATTCCTGCCAAAATGTCAAACTGTTTAAATAGTTCCTTGTCTTTGTGTTTTCTGGCTTTGATATCGCTCTCTGAATCATCTATCCAGTACTTACCGTCAATCAGATCTCCATTGTCTAAAATTCTGTAAAATACCCATTCAGAAATCCCAAACTGTTTCATTATCTCGGCACGGGTCATGGTATCTACAAATTGATTATCCACTGTGTAAAGGTCATATAACGGCATATTTAGACCTCCCCCATTACGCTTGCTAGGAACTCTCTCTGTTCCCCTGCTGCTTTCTTCTTCCGGATACTCTCCTCCGGCATCTGCAGTTCTATGCTTGTCTTCACAATCCTGTCTCTGGTCCTTGCGTCCACATTCAGGCTGTCTGTGCTCATGTTTGAGGTGTAAATGGTGATGTTACCGTCTTCCATGCGCTTGTTGATCAGCCGGAACAGTTCCTGCCTCTGCCAGTCTTTGTCTGCCTGTGCACCGATATCGTCCAGCACTAGAAGTTTGCACTCCCGGTATACCTCACTCTGATCCGCTTCACCCCGTTCCCTTTTGTAACTGTCTCCAACTGCATTTATGTAATCGGGAGCTGTGATGAACCGCATCTGCAAGTCATATTTCATCATCAGGGATTTTGCAAGACAGCAGGCAAGGAATGTTTTCCCGCTTCCTGGAGTCTTGCTCCAGAGGTACAGTCCCTTTCCCACCTTGGTCCACCTGTCGAAATTCGTCAGAAGATCTGTGCACAGGATCTTCAGCTTACTCATATCGATTCTGTATGCAGTAAAATCAAATTTCATAAAGTCTGCGTCATGATACTCTGCTGGAACGCCTGTATTATCTTCACTGCGTCTTGCACCGGTACATTTCGTACAGCGCCTTGCGAAGAGTGCTTCTTCTGGTTCGCCGTAGGTAAAAACAGTTGCTGTATACATTTCCCATCCGGTGCCGTGGCATACCGGACAGTCACCATAACCGGACGGAGTTTGTAGGTTCTGGCTCATTTGTCCCACTTCCTTTCGCGTCATAATTTCCATCAAGGACCTTTGCCATGTTGGAATCGCAAATCAGCCAGTCAAAGGTTGCTGACCAGTTGCGCTTGTTTGCACCTTTTAAAAAGTCGGAAGCCTCTGCCTTTTTAAACAGTGTCTGAAAGTCATCAAGAGTATATCCGGTTTTCAATCTGGCATTGATCGCCTTTTTCCTTGCATCAGACATCTTTACCAGGCGGGGATACGACCCACAAACGGAATTGTATAATTCACGAATCGTGGCATAGATGCTGTTTTCCGGAATTCTGCTCTCATAATCTCCTTTAGGAGATTTATTATATTCTTCCTTTCTTTCCTTCTTCCCTTCTTCTATTGTTGTTAGTTGCCTGTTAGCTGCTTGTTGGTTGCCTGTTAGCTGACTGTTAGTTACTGTGTTAGCTGTCTGGTAAGTATCATAGTTTTTTACTGTAATTACGCTAAATTTACTATGTTGGATGACTGTTATCTCCTGCGTTAGCTTCAAGTGTTTTATCGCCGTTCTTATGTTCATAACCGTCAGTCCAGTTTCATCCGATAAAGTCTGATAAGATGTAACAAACGAACCTCTGGGAATTTCAATCCCCTGAAACCGTCCATCTTTCCAGTTAGCCTTTAATAGGATGTGGAAGAACAACACCTTGGTATTTACATCTTTGTACCACTCCCATTCAAGAATCTTCCTGCTGATCTTTACGTAATCCATAACCAGCCTCCCATTCTCCGTATATCTTCATCCATTCTTCCAGAGGCATTGTTACAAGCCATTCGCAGTGATTCTTTCTATGGAACACTGCCGGCAGCTCTTCCGGCTTCCTGTCTCTTTTTGACTGATCTATTGCATCATATATGTTGAGTTTTTCTCTCCTCTTAACTTCAATATGTATCCCAGGAAGGCCAGCAACATCTGCATCACCATTGGCTCCACTGTACTGCTGCCCTCTTCTAGCCTTATATCCATATCCCCGGAGAATGCTGGCTACTTCTCTTTCACCGGCAGCACCTTTGTTTCTACTATTCATATCTCTCCTTTCCTCTTCCCACGATCTGGCAGGCTCACGCGGGAAGAACTGATCTACGTGAATTTTAGTAGCACCCGTATTTGTGATATGTAAGCTTCTCTTTGTCCCATTCGGGATAAAAACGTTTCATGTATTCTTCTATGTATCTGATCATGTCAGGTCTAAGCCCCTTGGAGCCATTGTCAAGAAGCTGATGATGATATCTGCATCCTGTTACTCCGTTCTGCTCAATTCCAAGTCCTCCCTGAGAACGGTTCATAATGTGCATAATGTCAAGCTGTCGGCATTGGAAGTCATCACTGGCATTCATATAGAATCCAATCTGACAAAAAATGCAGCCATGATCTCTCTCTATGATTTTTCTTTTAACATCCGGTTTGAACTGCAAGGCCTTGGTTCTTCTATTCATGCTTTCCTCCTATTCCATATTGTTCAAATAATTTCTGCTTCTCGAACGGTGTCATAATCTCACAATCAGGAATACCTGAATCCCTGCAATCCTCAATAAGCCCGCTAATCAGCCGTGCCATCTCTTCTGTGTTATAAGTACTGGAACCTCTCAGAAGAAGATACACACGCTTTACCTGGCCTTTCATAAGAGTAGTCTTAGGTGACAGTGCTAAATGGTATTCCATCTTATTCAGAACCTCTTTTTCTGTCTGATCAGTATCAGGTAAGGGAACAGCAATCAGCTGTCCTTCTACCCGTTCAAACTGCCCATACTCCCTGAGCATCCGGTTATGAGCCTCTGCGTTCGTCCAGCCATGTACCTTTGCCAACTTCGTCAGAAGACACCAGTAATAGGCATTTGCATCAAGAGAACGCTTCTCCCTGTGCTGTTTCAGCTTCACATCCAGTTCTTTTCCTGAGAATATTTGCAGCGATTTTGAAATATCTTGATCTGTGGATATAGTAAGATTCCAGTTCTTGCTCACCATGTCTCTGAACATGGCTGATATCCTGCCTTTAAATTCCATCAGTCATCACCATACTTTTCTTTTAAGGCATTCAACATGTTTCCTACATCGGTCTCTGTAAGAGTTTTCCAGTTCTTTCCATTGGAACTGATCCAGTACTCCAGGTTAATGTTGTGTTTCTGTCCTATGCTCTTGATAGTTTTAATCTGTGCAGCTGTAGCAAGCGGCTCATCACCTGGTATCTCATTACTGAATGGTTTATGTTCCTCTTTTAACCAGAGATTAAATCCTAGTCCTGTATGTATAGCCACACACTTCACAAAGGAACGACACATACTGTTCCATACTCTCTGCTGGCTCATGGAATTATCCTTTACCGGATTCGTCCCATTCATTACTGGAGACTGCATGACATATTCTTTATCATCAATCACAACTTGGATTCTGGTCTCGTAAGCTCTGTTTGTTACACCGTTTTTATCGGTAAATACAACATCTGAGTAGTAAAGGCTTCCTCCAGTACGCTCATTCGGAATCGGAACAAAATATACGTTCTCAGCCCCGTTTTCGTGCAGAAGATCAATACATTTTGCCCAGTTTAGATACAGCATTCCTTCTCGCTTCTCACAATATGGAAGCACATCAACCTTTCTCATTTCATTGAAACTCTTCAGCATTCCGGCACCTCCTCAAAAAAGCAATACAGGTTATCAGTTCCATCTCCGAGCTTCTCTCCGTCAATATCCTCTGCCTTGTGGTATTCAATATGGTCCAGAGACATTTCACAATTTTCATAATCCAGAATGTAATCTCCCCTTGATTGAAGCTCTCTAAGCAGCTCATTGATACATCCTGCTATCTCCAGACTTGGAAGAAGTTTCATAATTGCTACCTGCTTACTCATTCGGACACTTCCCATCTATCAGAAGCTCCAACAGGAAAGCTTTGATTACTTTGAGACTTTCACGGCTTTCTTTCTCAAAAAAAGAATTAAAAGATACATTCCGATATAAGTCCCACTTAAACATGTTTTTAGGAAGACAAACATCTTCTTTTCTTTTAACCCCTCTTACTTCCAAGCCATAGCCTGAAAAATCGAATGTGACACTCGCTGTCGGAACTTCATTCACAACTCTTTTGCAAAGTTCGTAAATTTCGTCAATCTCTTTCTCGAACATTTTCTTATCCTCCTTTTATTTCTTATAAAACGCTCCCTATTATGATGAGACTTATTACAGCTGCCGCCAGAAATCGGTCAATAAATCCGCTCCAAAACCAACACGGTAAAAAGGTTAAGAGTATTCCAACTGATACTGACAATAAAACTAATTTTGCGTTTTTCTTCATTTCATTTCTCCCATAATCCACACAAGGTTGCTCGCCACCAGTGCGGCGGCTGTCACAATCCATGCCGTGAACCATCTTTTTGACTTTTTTTTACTTTCTTCGACAATTTCTGCCGCAAGGACTACTTCAAGTTCATCCCATGTGGGTATATTTCTAGTCTTATTTGTGCTAATTCCACTCATATCGCGCTAATTTCTCCTTTTTCTATTGATTTTTAGCAGATAGAGTAGTATTATTAATCTATCCACTAAGGGCGTTTTAGTGGGTGCAAAGCTTCGGAGTGGAGGTCCTGACTCCCTCCGGGGCATATCACACACTTTTTAAAGCCGCTTTGCCTTTCCAGATATGTCCTGTTACCTCATAGACTTTTCTAGGAGATACAATGTATGTAATCCGGCTACCGGAAAGGCTTTTTGCTGGCTTATTGTTCTGAATAGCTACTCCTACCGGAAGCCATCCATACACGATTCCTGCTCTGACAGAAGAAACAGGGATCCCTGTCATTTTACTTACATCTTCGACAGTGATTCGCTCATTTGAGAACTCCGGCATCTGTGGCATTCCTGAGATGATTCTCGCCACTTCTGCTGCAAACTCATGTACTTCTGCACTTTCTTTGACATAAGTTCTTACTTCTTCTTTAGTCATAATTATTCACCACTTTCTTTTTCTTCCGCAAAATGCTTTTCCATCAGGTCAGCGATCATAAGGTATTCTTCTGCGATTTTACCCTTTCTGGTATTTTTCACCTGTTCACGAAACTCTGAAATTGTTCCAAAGAAGCAGCCACAGGAAACTCTAATCTGCTTGTCTTTACAGCGGAAGAATGTAGTTGTGCGGAACTGGGTACCGAACCCATGAATGGTTGTATAATCTGCATTGCCGGAGACCCATGCATCGCCGGAGACCCTTGCATCGCCGGAGACCCTTGCATCGCCGGAGACACATGCATTGCCGGAGACCCTTGCATCGCCGGAGACCTCTGCATTGCCGTAGACCTCTGCATTGCCGTAGACCTCTGCATTGCCGTAGACCCTTGCATTGCCGGAGACCCTTGCATCGCCGTAGACCCATGCATCGCCGGAGACCCTTGCATTGCCGGAGACCTCTGCATCGCCGTAGACCCATGCATCGCCGTAGGACTGTTCAAGGTTCTCCTCTTTCTCAATCCATCCACCAGTTTCTCCCTCTTCTACACCTCCGAACGAGATAAGTGCCTTTATACGGAAAAGCTTCTTTCCAAAGGCGTTGATTTTTGACTCTGTTGTCAGTTCGAATTTCTTCATTGATTTGTTTTCCTCCTTGTATAAGTATTGTTTTTCTTTTAAACGTTTAACCTCTGATTCCAGATCAGAGACTCTTTCTTCCAGTGACTTAGGTTCATTGTTAAAGACATCCACAACCTTGTCCCAGAGACCTGTTTCAAGTAATCTGTTCCAGTCCTTTGTTGTTGTATTTATTCGGACAGTCATTTGTCCGAGAACGTTTTTATACTCTATACAGTCAAACATAGGTCATTCTCCTACAGGTGTTGCTGGAAAAAGTCCTTTCAGATGTTCACGAGATTCTTTGTACGGCGCAAGAATTTTCAGTGCATTCTTTATATCTTCAGCTGTAATATCTGACAGAACTCCTAACAGACCGCTTATGCTGATTTCAAGTGACATTGTGTCGCTTCCACCTTTTCCTAATGTAGAATAAGAAACATTGGTTAATGCGTTACCGATGTCGATATCAAGAATTTTTACTCTTGTCATACCTGCGGAATTTTCAATTGAAATAATTGGTTTTGTTTCCATGCTCATGCGCTCCTTTCTAGTTAAGAACTTTGAACTTTTTCTTTAAAAAAATAGTCCTGTATATCATCAGCAGAAAGTTCTAACAGATTGACTGCTTTACAAATATCTGACTGTTTCCAAAACAGTTTTCCGTTGAGTTTCAGCGATAATGTACGTTCTGACCATTCCATAGCATTTGCAAAGGAACTCTGGCTATCATATTTTTCGATGATTCTTCCTTTGAGCTTACTATAATCAAATGCCATATTCACACTCCTTTCTAGTTCAATGTTTTGAACTGACTATAATATAACACCGCTTGCACACTATGTCAATACATATTTTCAATATTTTTAACTTTTTTGTTTTAAGTCTTGAACTTTTGTTTCATATGTGATATATTATCATCAGAAAGCGAAAGGAGAATAATATAATGGAAAAAGTTAGTTCATCAGAAAGATTTAAGACTTTGATGGACGAACGTAATCTGAGACAGGTTGATATTCTTAATCTTGTTCTTCCATATTGTAAGAAATACAATGTGAAAATGAATAAGTCAGATATTAGCCAGTACGTTTCCGGAAAGACAGAGCCAAGTCAAGAAAAACTGGTTGTCTTAGGAATGGCGTTGAATGTTTCAGAATCGTGGTTAATGGGATTTAATGTAGGACGTGCCAGAAAAGACACACCTGAACAGGCGAAAGAAGATTTTAATCTGATTTCCAAATTCTCATTATTAAACGAACGTGACCAGAAAATTGTTTTAAATCTAATTGATTCCATGCTTTCTAATCAATAAAAAAGTGGGGCTTAATTGCCCCACATCTCCAGAAATAGTTTTATGAATGTGTACAGGTACTCTAATGTGCCTGTCTTTTTTATTCCGTTTATCATCTCAATAATTTCTTTCTTATAATCCATAATATACCTCCGATCAGAAACGGATATGTAGCAGCTTAGTGGGAATTATACGAACGTTTGTTCGTTTTATGTATTATATCACTAATCCCCACCCTTGGCAACTGCCAATGGTATACATGAACTTTTGTAACTTCAAATATAAACTTCGCAATCGCAAATATAAATATGCTTTCGCAGAAGAAAAATGTGATATTGCAGACTTTTCCTCTATCATCGTCTACATGCGGATGCTTCTGGACAGAGTGGTCCTGGTGCACTGTATACGGCTGGACTACCTGAGTATCTTTCTGGTTGTTCGGTACTATCTTTAGCGGAATATGTACAAGACAAAATATCTTATAGATTATCAAGAAGTATATGAAATATTTTAAATAATTCTTTTTCATTCTAAATCACTCTAATTCTTTACAAGACGTTCTTAAAATGCTAAAATCATAATACCACATAGAAACGTACTTTTGTGCGATATGGCAAAAATGACAGAAAAAATGTAAAAATCCGCATGGAAAGTGCGAAGCGTGGCGAATAAAGCTATTAGGAGGAACTATAGTATGAGTACAGAGAAAACAAAGAAATGCAAGTTTTGTAAAACAGAGATTCCGGCAGATGCTAAAGTCTGCCCACAGTGCCGGAAGAAATTAAAAGGCGGAAAGCTAAAATGGGTTGTGTTAATAATCCTTGTCGGAGCTATTATCGGAGCTTTAGCTGGTGAAAGTGATTCAGAATCAGATAAAAGCGCAGCGGCCACTACTTCTTCAGAAAAGAAAGAAACTACTACTAAGCAAAAAGAAGAAGCTGCGCCGATCGAGTACACTGCCGTTTCCGTCAATGATATGATGTCTGATCTTGATAATAACGCCATGGGCGCATCTGGCAAATACAAAGGTCAGCATCTTGAAATAACTGGAAAGCTTACTAACATTGATGCTTCTGGTGAATACATAAATCTTATGGCGGACGGCGATTTTGAAATTATCGGTGTACAGTGTTACATTAAAAACGATGATCAGAAAGCTAAAGTGTTATCTCTTACCAAAGGTGATACCGTTACATTAAAAGGAAAATGTACAGATGTCGGAGAAGTTCTCGGATATTCGGTTGACATTGAAGAAATAGAATAAAATAAAAACCGCCCCGGTATTGGCGTACCGAGACGGCTACATCTCCGAAGAGATGCTATATTCTGGCAAAACATATTGTATCATCTTCGGAGCAGTCGAACAAGACAGAAAATTTGTTCGACTGTTATTTTTATACCTAAAAACAGCTACATAAAGAAAAGAGGAATAAAAATGGCGAAGAAAAGAAAAAAATATCCAAAATTGCCGAACAACTTCGGTTCCATTCGGTATCTTGGTAAGAATCGGAGAAACTGTTTTGCGGTACATCCACCAGCTACACAAGACGATACCGGCAAACTAAAACGTCCGCCGGCGATCTGCTATGTAGACGACTGGATAAAGGGTTTCACAGTCCTGACAGCATACAAAGCAGGAACGTATCAGCCTGGCATGGAACGGACTCTTGAGGTATCCCCTACAACCGACATAGATGCCCTTATAAGCCGTTTAATTGCCGACTACAATACAATTAAGGGAGTCAAGGAAAAGCACCCTGAAATAAAGAAATTGACATTCTCAGACGTATACGAACAGTTTTACGTGTGGAAATTTCCAGAAGGGACAAAACTGTCATACAGTTCAAAGGAAGCATACCGGACAGCTTATTCAAACTGTACTATTCTGTATAATCGCATATTTGAGGATTTAAAGGCTCCTGATATGCAAAAGGTTATTGATGATTGTACATTGAAAAAACAAAGCCAGATGGCTATCCTGACTCTATTTAAACAGATGTACAAATATGCAGTATATTCAGAAATCGTAACAGAAAATAAGGCATTATATGTCCACGTCAATGCTGATAATGATACCGAACATGGAACACCGTTTTCCGATCAGGAGATGCAGGTACTGTGGAACAATGCAGATGATCCAGAAGTGCAGCTCATTCTTATCATGTGCTACTCTGGTTGGCGAATTGGCGAAGTATTAAAACTCACAACCAACTTGGAAGAGAAATACTTTCAAGGTGGTATCAAAACAAAAGCAGGCAAAAACAGAATCGTCCCGATACATTCCGCTATATACCGTTTTGCTGAGCAGAAAGTGTTGACACAAGACGGAAAACTATGTGTATATACTCAACAGCATCACAGAAAAGCATTGTTCTATCCTACACTCGAACGATTAGGAATAGTTGGCGATCCAAAACACACACCACACGACTGCCGACACACTTTTTCTGCGCTGTGTGAGAAATATAATGTCCGGGAGAACGACCGAAAACGAATGCTTGGCCATTCCTTTGGTGGAGACGTTACAAACGCCGTATACGGACACAGAACACTGGAAGAACTTAGAGCAGAAATTGAAAAGATAAAAGTTCCATTTGTGACTAACTGTGACTAACGGAACCGTTTTTAGACTTTCTAAAACAACCGAAATATCACTATTGAAATGCCGGAAACCCTATTAAAATCAACGTTTCTAGCGATTTTATAAGGATTTCCCACGTTTCATTTTCATTATTCTTATTTTATTGTTTGTGAATAACAAATAGAACTTGAGAATTTGCGAAAATGTTTATAAATACAGTGTTTTAAAGGCTATTATATTAGGAAACGATATTTTCATTTGTGACTAACGTGTGTCTAACGACATCAAATTATTTTTTCCGAAATGGTACTAAATATGTTTATAAATCACAACCACCGGCTAAGCCGGTGGTTTGTTCTGCCCTAGAAGGGCATGTTACCGGCACTGGAGTCTAAAGACTCATCGAAAAGGTCCGCCAACTGCAACATCATTTATCTACGGAGTTCTAAAGAACTCGCACTACCTGTTTTGTTTTACTGGCTCACCCGTGAACGGGTCAATATACTCCTTTAAGGTCATTTGATCATATTCCAAATCTTCTTTTAATTGATTTTGAATATACTCTTGTATTTTCTTTGCATTTTTCCCTACAGTATCCACATAGTATCCTCTGCACCAGAAATGCCTATTACCATATTTGTATTTCAAATTTGCATGTCTTTCAAAAATCATTAATGTACTTTTTCCTTTTAAATACCCTACAAAACTTGATACACTAACATTTGGCGGAATTTCCACTAACATATGAATATGATCGGGGCAAACCTCTGCCTCTACAATATGCACGCCTCTTCGTTTACACAGCATACTTAAAATATTCGCTATATCCTGTTTTAATTTTCCATATGCTACTTTTCTACGATACTTCGGTGCAAATACTATATGATATTTACAATTCCATTTTGAATGTGCTAAACTATTTGTGTCCATGTGACAACCTCCTTTGGTCTTTTACATGCGGTTGGCGAACCTACATGCATTTTACCACGGGAGGTTTTTTACTGTAAGCTTAAGCAATGTTGACTCACCTGCATAGCAGGTGGTTTATTCGTTTTCCAAAGTTCCGTTTTTCGGATCAGCGAAAAACTCCACAATGGCAAACAGGGCCCCGCCCTAACAATAAGATTCCCGGGGAATTTAACCCCGGGATATTTTTGCCGAATCAGATAGCAATTAAGTCTTTCCATGTGGCAGGTCCGCAGATTCCATCTGCAACAAGAACGCCTTTTCTGGATGCTTGATAAGCTTTTAAGGCGTAAATAGTATTGTCCCCAGCTTCCCAATCAAGATCAAGTTCCTTTTTATTTTTTCCTTTAAATCCTCGTGATTTTAGAACCTCTTGTAACAGAAGTACAGAACTATTCTTATCACCTGCTTTTACTGTTTTCGGTTCAAACATATATTTTCCTCCTGCCTGTGTTATATTAGATGATGTATTTGTATCAGTAGTTAATCCAGTGAAATCAATTCCTTTTCCTGTAAATCTTAAACGGTGTGTCCATCCGTGGCTGTATAAATACCAAGGCTGTGTTCTGATCTCGTTTCCAGAATTATCCTTTGTATCTGTGGTTCCCTCAGAAGATCTAGCATGAACAATATTATCTTTGTCGATAGCCATTGCGACATGATGTGATGTGTTTAATTCAAGATCACCTTTCTGCATCTGTGAGTGAGCTGTCTGATTCTGCGCCACAACCTCAAAACCGCAATTTTTCATATTTAGCATATTGCCAGTATAAGAACAATGTTCTTTTAAATATCTAGCCTGCTCAGTTAATCCATTTTTCAAAAATGCATAATAATACGCAGTACATGCTAAACTCGAACAATCAAAGGATTTCGGATTTTCAATTTCATATAAACTTCTAATTCCCTGACTGTAACCGTGGTCATTATCGTTTGCAATCTTTACTGCAAAATCCACTGCATCATCTTTTACCATTTGGATGATTTGTGCTTTTGTCTTTTTCATTGTCGTTTCCTCCTTGTCTTCATTTTTTGTTGCGGTGTAGTCTTTATAAAAGACATTTCTGTCTACTGTCCCACTAATTCCCGGTATCTTCGCTTTGCTGGAATACTGCCACCCTACGCCGAAACCTGGTCGGAGTCGTTCCTGTAAGGTACCATTATCTGACGCTGGATAACGTGCGATCCAGAAGTCATATTTTTTGAGATGACTACAGATCACGTTCAGGTACCAGTCCACATTACAATAGATTCCAAATTGATATCCAGCTGCCGTGATAATCTTCTCGAATGCTTCTGTCAGTTTGTTAATACTCTCTGTTCCAAGGCTTCTCTGGTTGTTCCACTCCAAATCTAACCATACTGGATACTGCAATTTTCTTCCATTCAGAACAGAAACTACTTTTCTGGCTTCGTTTTGAATCTCTGCGATAGTCATTGCATAACTGTATTTATATACCCCGACCGGGATATTGTATTTCTGACATTTCGTATAGTTTCTTTCGAAATATTTATCTGTTATGTTTCCTGCTTCCGTGATTCGGAGTATTGCAAAACCCATGCCGTAATTAGCAACTGTTTTCCAGTCAATCTTCCCCTGCCAGGCAGAAACATCAATTCCTTTGATTTCCATTATATCTCCTTTTCTAACTTTTCTACTCTCTTAACAAGATTATCGATAGTCTCTTGCTGATCCTGCATTACCTTGAGCATGGCAGGTATTATCGTTCTATAATTCCAGTCCTCCGGCTGCCCGTTTTCATTAAGCTGTGCCGCTTCTGGAAATGCTTTATATGCATCTTCTGCATAGAATCCAGGTATCTCTTTGCCGTTCAGCCAATCAGAAGGGTCTAAATATCCATCTTTATATTTAAACCAGACAATTGGAATTTCAAGGACTTTTTTTGCTTCATCAGTGGTCATATTAGCAACATGATTTTTGTATCGTTTCGAAGAACTCGAAAGATAGCTTACAGTTGCGCCGTCAGACGCAAACACCAAATGTCCACCACTGGTAACATGATTTAAATTGAACACTTTAAATTTGTCTGTTCCATCAGAAATGGTGTCTGTTCCTGCATATATATGTAACCCATATTTAACTGTGCACGCATCACCATCAGATGCGAGTATCACATTTCCGATTTGGATTTTCCCCGAAGCAATTAATTTCACTTTGCTCCCTACTGACTGAAGATTTGCATTATTAATAGTCCATCCACCAATTTTCGCACCAAAGCTAGCCAAATCCGTTACATTCAATTTATCCGCAGCTATTGTTTTTCCTTTGATGTACGTACCATTCAAGAATAATTTGCCGTCAACATATGTGAGAATGTCGCGTGCTCCGTTATCAGTCAAAAGATTAAATATCTGTTGCTCTGTTAATTCTGTGTCATTGATTATCGGAATGGTCAGTATAGCAAGTGTTTTGGGTGGCAGTGAATTGTCTTTGAATGTATAGCGTATAGCTGTCACGTCTGAGCTGATATTAGACAAAAGCAGTGTATATTGTCCACTTGTCAACACTGTTGATGTATATGTTGTAAACGTGGTTCCGTCCGTAGTTGTTTGAATTAAAATGCTTGAATTATATAGTTTTGCATTTCTGCCTGTTTTTTCATAGTTTTTAAACAGTATCGTTTTGGGAGTATAAGTTCCATCAGCACTTCTTACGACCACAGTTGCATCTGAGTCGATGTAATATGTAACTGCATCAGCGCCGGACGTTCCTTGTTTTTGTTTTGCAATAGTAAATTGTTTTTTTATAGAAAAGTCTTTGTAGGTTACTGTAAACTCTGCATATCCCACGTCCGCAGATATCCCAGTTGCGGTATAGGTGTGTTTTTCTGCATCCCATGTTCCTGTAATATCCTGTTCAGTTACTGCATACTCAGCATCCGCTGTTACATCTTCGGTTCCAAATAGTGTCTGAAGAGTCGTACTGCAAGCCGGAAATGTTGTATAGTTGCCATCTGCATCCGTCGGAATACCCTGATATTCATTCGACAACACAACATTCAAAGAAGTCATTTTTTTCACTTCTTCAGAAGCTTTTTCGGCTATAGCCGTATCAATTGTTTTGTCATCTGACAAAAAGAATGTGCTTGGATTAATAAATACCTGACCATTCTCATTTATGTATAACGTTACCTGACCGTCTTTTGTTGATACCCTGAGATTTTTTGCGTCAAGGAATTTTCCTAAGAGTTTTCCGGCGTTTATATAGTCTGCATTAATTCCAGCAGCATACAATTTGTCTGTTATCATTTCACCGGTTAAGATGAATCCGTATGGATATGTTTTGCCGCCGTCGTTTGATACAGCAATAGCTTCTGATGTAATTTTAATTACAATTTTTGATTCAGCTAATGTCGGTTTGTCGTGAAGATACGTTATAGTACTTCCATCTTCCTGCAAAACAGGTGTTTCATACAGTCCAGAAGAATCCGTAGCAGATTCTTGAAGCTTTTTAATAGCTTCTTCCCTGGCACTGCGTTCTTCATTAACAAGTCTTTTTGCCTGTATTAATGTTTTCGAAGAATCAGAGCTATAATTACTACTGCCGCGTATAGGACTATCTGCCTGCGTTTTTACTGTTGTTTTTCCATTAAGGGCACTTGCAACATAAGTTAGAGGAGTCACATATACGTTTCCGTTTCGATCATAAGTTTTTGTTACGTCACTAAATTCAAGCAGTGGATTGTACAGTGTTTCACCTTCCATGCTACGGAAACTGGTTCCGACAAGATTAGAGCCAATCATTTCAGAAACAGTTTTGAGCTGTTCCGGCTGTAAAAGGTCGTTTTCAAACTCAAGAACATAACCAGCTTTTCCATACAAGGCAGAATCGTTTCCATTTTTTACTTGAACTCCTGTAATAACAATATCATCAGCGGAGAGTGTAGGAGATGATACATAATCTTTCAGTTCATACAGATTATTGTCATTATTTGAGAAATCCCATTTTGTGAATTGCAAATAATCATTGTTGTCGATTCTTGCATTAGCGGATTCGAGTATAGCAATGTATCCGATAACATCTCTAAATGTTACGCTGTCTGGTATAGACTGAATCTGAAAACTGCTGTATTCCATAGACCCAGAGCTGACACCTAAGGATATTCCGCAAGATTCGCATGCATCCTCTAGCACTACATAAGCGTCCTGAGGAAAAGCAAGACTGGTTGTGTATGTTTTGTTTGCCTTATACATGTCATCTAATGCAGTCAACTCAACGTCTTCACCGTATTCCTCTGGTGTAGTGACGGTAAATGTTCCTCTGTCGATAGTCTCAACAGTTCCGTTATCTAACTCCATTTTAAGTTTTACTCGGAGCTTTGCCCCATAAAAATAGTAATTCTTCCATTGATCCTGTGAATTATCAAGAGCTAACTGGCAGGATTTACACACAGTTTGTCCAACAGGGAAAGAAGACCCGTCTACGCCGTCTACAATGTCATTTCCTGAATTTAATATCTCTTTGTTGACTGTTTTTACAGTTCCATCAGAAAATGTAATGTCTACCTCTTCAATGACGGGATCTCCTTCCGATATTTTTTTTCTAAAAGATTCACTTACATTAATCAAGATGGTTCACCCCCGTCATATTAAATGATAATTCAGATACTGTTTTTCTGTCTTCAGACAGCTCTCCAATAGTTATGTTGCCGGATTTACCGACGTAAAATGGATCGTCACGCCATTCCCCGTGGTACAGTGAAAAGTGATGCAACGTAAATGTTTTGCCTTTTGAAACAATTTGTAAAAGCTCAGTTGCTTTACTTACCGGAATATTTTTTCCAGTATATCCATATTGTTCTACTGTAAAAAGCGGTGTAAACCGCCCATCACCGTATTGTGTTCGGTTGCTTCCTTCTGAATATGTAGTTGCAAATGAATATGCCAAATCTTTTTCAGGCTGCCAGATGGCAATGCCGTTCATTTTTATCATTTCTTTTGCCAACACTGCCACCTCCTAAGCCAATTCAAGCGGGTTTTTACCGCTGTATTCCTGTCTTGCTTTTGCTTCCTTGATAAATTCATCAAAAAGCACTCGACGATTAATCTGAGCAATAACGCGTATCTCGCTACTACCCTGCTGATTGCCGGATTCTTCACGTACAATTTTTCTAAGCAATGCTTCTGGTGTTTCGATGTTGTTACCCTGCTTCTGATCGCCCAGAACCGCAAGAAACTCACTTCTTGGCGGAATGACTGCGCCTTTTGCCAGATATGGAATTGTTCCAATATTAGGGATTCCGAAACCATCAAACCCCCAGCTTCTGCCTCCAACTACCGGAAACCATGGTGGGATGGTTACTCTGAATTTAATACCGTTAATTTGACTAATCAGACCGTTTATAATTCCTAATATTGTATTAAATCCGGCGATTATAATGTTAAGGGGATTTTTTACGATTGTAGATAATCCATCCCATATTCCAGAGAAGATTTCTTTGACTCCTTCCCATGCTTTTTTCCAGTCTCCCGTGAAGACTCCAGTTACAGTTTTAATAAGTCCAGAAAATATCTTTTTTACGCTTTTTACCACATTTTCTACATCTTTAAAAAAGGCATTTAGAATATTTCCAAAAATTCCAAACTGTTTAGTCCAGTCAGTGCTAAATACTGTCTCTAGCCAATTTGATAGAGCAGAAAAGCTATTAATAGCAATCTCTTTGACCTTTTTCGCCCACCTGCAAATAGTACCCCAGTTTTTGTACAAAAGAACCCCAACCGCGATAGCTGCGCCAATTGCAATAGCAAGTATTCCACCACTACCAATTGCTGTCGCAATAGCCTTAATACCACCAATGATGCCACTTGATCCGGTAATTAAAGCTATAAGGCCCTTTCCATATAGAATAATCGTACTGATGCTTCCACCAATGCTTGTTACTAATGTTGCAATTTTTTCTGCTGCAAAAGCTCCTAATAATGCAGCTCCAAAAGCTTCAATAATTGACTGGTGTTCTGAGAAAAATCCAAGCAAATCGGACACCAGATTAATTGCCAATGGCAAACCTGTTCCGATAATCCAAGTAAGCATCGGCAGTACGACATTCTGGTAAATCCATTCAAGGACATTACCGATAGTTTCAATTATTGGCGCAAATGTACCTGTCAGATTGCTGATGGATTCCAGTAGTGGGTAAAAATCAAGATTTGATGCCCATACCTCTGTATCTGCCGCGATTTTTTCAACAAACTGCATTATTACCAGTAATGCATCTGCCATGTGTTGAATGATTGTCGTACCAACATTATTCTTGTTCCATGCTTTAGTAAAACCGGAAGCGATATTGCCAATGGTTTTCAGAACATTCTGTCCGATCTGTAGCATAGTCGTAAGCATCTGTGCGCCAGTACCATTTGTCCAGACTTCAACAATGCTTTTACCTACACTCTTAGCGAGCTTTGCAATACCTGACAGGGCAATGTTGGCGGCATCAATAGTATTCTTGCCCTCTTTTTTCCATGCGTCTTGGAACGGTTTCCAGAGCTTCTTGAGCAGGTCAGCTAATTTCCTTGCAGAATCGCTGATTTTATCCAAAGCAGTTTCACCTTCTGCCAAACTTCCATAATCCACATTTCCGGCCGTTGTAGGAAAATTATTGCCAGATGTATTGCCGATTCCTGTTGCAGGAGAAGATGATATTGTCTGGCTAGAATATTTGTTAATTTCATCAAGTGGACTAAGATATCCATTTGCTGCTTTTGTTGCGTCTTTTGTAGCCTTTGCCACATCTTCTGTGGAATCTGCAAGGTTACTGGCATTGTCCGCAGCCTGTCCGTACTGGTCTGCTGCATCTGCAATCGCACCTGCTCCGGCAAGTCCTGCACCACTTCCGCTTGTCTGTCCAGATGATTTCTTGCCAGTAATAAGCTCTGTAAATGACTTGAATGCGTTTGCCAATGTTGCCAGTTTGCCGAGCAAGATATTGATTACTTTCAGAACAGGTGTGAAAATATTAATCAGTCCCTGTCCGATTGTTGCCTTGAGTGACTGTAACTGCAACTGCATCACTCGCACCTGATTCGTCCAACTGTCCGAAGTACGAATAAAGTCACCGGATGCGGCAGCCAACTGTTTCTGCACAAAAGCTAGACGGAGAGCAACTTTTTCTTGTTCGGTCATGGCAGATGTGGTTTTGCCGTAGCCATTAGCCAATGCATATTCATCAAGTGCATTTTGAGTCATTACAACCCCGATATCTTTTAATGTTTCTGTTTCACCAGAAAATACAGACTTTAACTTGATATATGCTAAATCCTGGCTAATATCGTAAAAAGAAGCTACATCTCCTGCTAACTGGGTAAGCTGTGCTGACATATCGTAGGCTTGTGATTCCGTAAAATTAAACTGTCTTGCCATTGATCCAAATAAGCCTACATATTTTTTTGCCATTGTTTCTGACAAGCCTGCTGTTTTTACTGCATTTTTTGAAAACTCATTAACTTTTTCGGTCATATTTGGAAAAACTACATTCACAACATTTTGAACTTCGCTTAAATCTGAGCCAAGTTTTGTGCACTCTTTTCCGAACTGTGCCAGCTTTCCAACTGCAAATACCCCGCCAATCAGCAAGCCTACCTTTTTTACAGCACTTCCAAGGCCATTAAATGACTGTTTTATAGCTGATACGCCATTTTGGACACCGGTTGTATCCATTCTGGTATCAATAATGACTGAGCCATCAGCAGCCATGTGTCCACCTCCTAACTATTTGAGGTTCAACATCTCATTCAGCTTATCTTTATAAGCTTGCTCCTCATCGCTGAGACGTGTTTTTATATCAATAATGTTCTTATTTTCCTGATAGAATTTCTTTTCCCATTTATCCAGACGTTCACCTTTTACTTTTTTTGACCGGATTCCGACAACCATGTTAAATAGACATTCGCCAGATTCCATAAAATATCCGAAGAACGTCCACCAGTGCATATATGGCACTGCTCTCACTTCTTTGTGAGCTACCTTGTTGACTGCCGGTATAATCATGTCCCCATCCTGCTCCCAGTCCATTAAACGGGGCTTTGGGTGGTTCGGATTATCGTCAGATTGTCCACAGTCAATGAACTCTGATGCTTTCTGGCAAGCTTCATCCAAACGCTCAAACGGTATGCTCTGCCAGTCCTCAAATAGAATCTGCAACATAACAACTGCTTTCGCCTGCTCGTCCAGCTCCGGGTCATTCATAGCAATGAGAATGTCAATAATCGCACGAAAATCCGTCCTGATAGAAAAATCCACCCCACTTATGTTCAGCGAGGTGGGTAACTTATAGGCGGTCATTTTGTATACTTCTCTGTATACTTATTGACTGCTGCCTGCATTTTTTTCTTTCTCTTTTCGATTTCCGGTGCGATTGCTTCTGCGATCTTGTCAAGTACGATATAGGCAAAAACCTGACCATTGCCGAATACAGTCGTTGCCGTGATCGGCTCTTTGAACAGGTCTTTTGATGCTTCATATCCGAGCAGGTAATTGATCTTATCCTCGATCTGCTTATTCAGCTCTGCCATCTCTTTGCCAGATGTGACTTTCTGGATAGAATCCTTGAGCTGTTCAAAGTATTCTGCCAGCTCCTCTGCACGTGCTGCTACATTGATATCGGTTGGATTCAACTTGAAAGAAGAAAAAACTTCGTTTTCATTGTTCGTGAATGTAAAAATGAGAATTCCATCATCAATTTTAGTGTTAATTACTTTTGCCATTTGGCGCGCCCTCCTTGTATATACGCTTATTCGCTGTCAGCTGTAAATGCGCCGGAACTGATATCAAATTTACCTTTTACGCGCTCTCCAACATAGTTCACGGTAAATGGAATCTGATAGCCAGATGTATCACCGCCGTAGGAGGTCGGCACAACGTAGCACTCCTGCTGATATGCTTCGTATTTGCCAGATGTCGCTTCTGTCCAAAGGTGAACCTCAACTGCATTGGTCTTGAGGTTGTCGTCCTTGAGACGCCCGTCCACGATCTTCTGCAATGCTGTAAACAGATCAGATGTGGTGTCTGCATAGAACGGATCAACGTCAGAAGAAACTTCGTAGCCATTGTGCTTAAATGTGGATTCTCCAAGAATGTTTTTAGATGTTTCGGTATCCGGGTTGAGTTCTACATTGTACTCTTCCAGATCCTTGCCAAGACGCTCATATTTCGGTGTCAGTCCCCCACAGAGGGAGCCTGCGTCGATGTAATGAGCCATATATTTACGGTCAATCTTGCCTGTAACTGCCATAGAAATGTCCTTTCTGCCTATAACTTTTAAAAGGCTGTGTAGGTTAGCGACTATCTCTGATTGATAGCCGGTTGTTACTATCTAATCGTCGGGCAGGCGTTGCGGCTCCTGCATCTCTTTTAACCCATAGGGTGCGTGGTTGCAACGAAATCTACCACCTCCGACGATATTTATATCACTTCATAAGTGTTTTCGTAGCGTACCGATAACGGCAATAACCAGTCCTGTGCGCCACTCTCCTGTGGCTCTAAACCATAGGAGTTATCACGGGTGATACGTTTTATTACTCGCCCCTGCGAAAGCTCAGGAAACGCATTTAAGCGTGTCTCAGAGCCATTTATGATAACTGGTTCTCGACATATCCATTTGCCGAGATTGTCAAGGAATTTCTGAACAGATAACTTCTGTCGTTCCTTGTCAGACGCTGTGCGGTACACTACATAGAATGGATACTGGCACACCTGATGCATCGTTCCACAGACATCTTCTTTTTCTGTATAGACCAACGCTCCATTGTCTGCTGAGAATGCAATTCCGGATTCTTTTCCGAGTTCTTCAAATTTGATTGTTTCGTTTTCATACAGTCCCGGATACTGGTTCAGAAGTGCTTTCATGGCATCTGTCAGAATCTCATATCCGGTTGCATCTTTTCCGATAGGTTTATCCGCCATGTCTGCCACCTCCTGCCTGTGCTTTTACTTTGCGAATCCATGTTGCTCCGTATTGTCGTTTTGCGGCATCGAACCATTTAGCCTGCGCCTGTGGGTGTGCCTGCTTGGTGTATTCAAGATTCTCCTTTGCGGCTGTCTGACCAGAAAACTGACTGACGAGGACTTTCTTTGCTCCATGTCTTGCGTATGGGCTTCCGGTTACTTCGTCAACCATTGTTTTTCCCTCGTAGAGGAATCGCCCATAAGGAGCGGCCGCCGCGCATACTTTTCCAGTTCCTTGCAAGGATGCACTTTCGGCTCTCGTTCGATTAACAAAGTTTCCTGAAATCATTGGCATAAACGGTACCATGCTGTTCATGACCATCCCATCAAGTAGATGCTGAGCTTCCTGATACTGTTTGGAGAACCTGTCCATATTCAGCTTAATCTTCATATCTCCATCAACTACGGAGAATCCTTTAAAGTGATGAATCTTGCTCATATTACTTACCTAGAATCTCAAAATGTGGAATCAGCGTATACGGTCCGCCTACACTGGTAATCTTGAACACACCGTCCTTATTCTCGTTCATGTACTGGTAGAATCCATTCCGATAATCACTGTCAACTATCGTTCCGCCAGTCCACTCGCCCTCCCAGAAGAATGATTCATCCGAGAATGTGATAGTGTCTTCCAGAGCGTTGTTAATCTGCTGTTTCCACTCTTTTGACGGAATCCATGGGAGAATCTTACCGTCCTTATCAACAATGGTTATATCACCGTTCTGGACGGTATAACGGATGTGCAGCTGTGCGTTGTCGGTTGCGTCTGGTCCGTACTTTTTAAGGATTGCTCCCTTGTCTGTAATCAGGTCAACGCCGGATAGCACATGAGGATACCAGTACGCATCTCCAGTTGTTTTACTTTCGTAATAGTTGAAAACTGTTACTGTTTTGCTATACATGATACCCTCTCCCTTAATTATTCTTTCTGCACTGTCTGCTTAATAATCTGATTCACGCCAGTAGCCGATAATCCATTAAACATACCGACCGCAACTGCCGTGATATAATCCGATGCCGGAAAATCTGGGATAACTCCCATTCCGACAGCTCCGAGAATTCCGCCAATAACCGCCATGATTACCGGGATCCATTCGTCGGAAATTTTGTTTGATGCCTTACAGCCCATTCCTACGATGTAGCAGATCATAACGATTGCTACACATGAGCCTAATGTTGAAATGTCCATAATCATTTACCTTTCATTGTTTTGCCGCAATCTGTACATTTCCAGATGTGCATTGTCGTGTATCTGTTTTCTCCGGTTTCTACCAGTAATGTATTGACCGGAATCTGATGTTTGTGTTTGCAATAAAATCTTTTTAAGATATTGATCATTCTTACACTCCTGCATGCAATACTGGTTTCATATCAATTTAAGTTCATTAAACGCTTTAAAAATCTTTGGTGATTGAATAGCAAACCAGTCAACCATTTCTTCATTTGTAGCCCAGCTTTCAGTGCTGTTCGAATTTGAGTCAAGACCGGATTCAAACAGAAACGCATGAATGATTTCATGACGGACAACCTGCTTCTGATAACTTTTAAGATCTGCTTTTGATTCAATCTGACCTTTTGATGCTTCCATATCATCAACGACAATTTCCCGTATTGAGGAATCGGCATAGCCGTCCATCTTTGCCAAGCTCGGATATTCTTCTTCACTTCCAAATTTTACATTCCATTCAGAGCCTAAAATATTAACCTTGAAATCCTGCATATAAAATCGGTATCCCATCATCTGTCCTTACTCCCATCAGAAGCGGCAAAGCTGTCTTTAAGAGTAAGTCGTTCGTTTTCTGCACATCTCCAACAGCGGCATACACCGCACTCCATTCCTTTGCACTTGCCCCAATCTGCTGAGGCGTGGCATAAGAAATGGATTCACTGCCAGAGGACACAGATGTTACAATGCCTGTAGTGCTACCACCGGACCCGATTGTGGTTGATGTTCCGCTAGCGGCGGCATTGGCAGCATTCTTTTCAGCAAGTTCAATCTGATACATTAATTCAGCCAGTGAGCAGACCACCTTTTTGATACGCTTCTGTGAGCGTTCATTTGTTGGCAGTCCGTCCACCAACCTGTCGAACGTCATGGTGTCCACAAAATCACTGGCTCTTTCTGCCAGTCGTGGGAAGTCGGTTTCTGGCACGACATTGCCGAATGATTCTGTATAGAATTTATAATCCGCATAAGCCATGCCAGTTACCTCCTAGTTAATCTACAGGTTCCACAGGAAAAGCCATTTCTCCTGATACCATTTCCACGCCATCACAAGAAATGATAATCTTCTGGTGTGGGTTGCAGTTTTTCTGAAACCATTCAACCGCTGTTTTCATGGCTTCTTTAAAATCTTTCATATCGCTTTCCATAGTTGCTCCTTATCACTTCGCTGTTACGGTCGCATGTCCAGCACTCAGCGCCTTATAGGTACTGTCACACTCAACCACTGTGATCTTCTGTCCGGTTGCTGCCTTAATGTCAGATTTTCCGTCCCAGGTAGTCCAGTTTCTGAGATTCTGACCATAGGTCACAGCTGTTTCAGATGCACCAACTTTGTACTTGTACACATTGTTTGCATTTTCTTTAGCTGGATTTACAGTGATTTTTGTATCACCGCTTGCTGTTCCTGCCACGGAGTTTACTGTCAGAGTGCCGAGTGTCGGTGTCTCGTCGATGGTAATTACTGCGATTGCGTCAATGTACTCTGCGAAAAGAGTAAGTCCCATTACTGCGAACGCTTCGGAAACTGCTGTATGGTAGTTGCCCTGTGTGTGGAATCCGATCAGGTTTGTTTCGCCAGATACAGTATACACCAGACCTGCTCTTGCAAAGTCAGATTCGTTCGGGTCTACATAGTACAGAACAATGTTCTCAACAGGTGTTGCGATAACCTGACCTCTCGGGATTTCGCTGTCAGATAACAGGAAGATGGTATTGAAGCCCATGAAGTCTTTCATGTACTGGAATCCGAACTGATTCTGGATAGTGATCTCGGCCGCTCCGAGATATTCATATACATCCAAAATGTTTACAAATCCAACAACGCCAGTTACATTTCTGTGCATCTGTTTGAATTTGTTTTCAACACGACCCTTAGCCATTGCCAGAGCCATCTGAAAAGTAGTTTCTGTGGAAGTAAGTGTACCGGTTTTCAGATAATCATAGAATCTGCCGGTAACATCAGTCTGAAGCTGGAAAAGAAATTCGTCATCAGTCATCTGAACAGCGTTCTCATAACCGTGATCCTTAATTGCTTCGATAGATACAGCCTTTGCGTACTTCTCGATAGTCATTTCTGCATAGTTCTTTTCTTTTACAGTGAATTTGCTGTAAGGGATTTCCTCGCCCTCACCAACATTTCCGCTCTGTAAAGTACCCTCTGCGTACTTTGATTTCAGTACAGCACCCGGCTGTTTTTTGATTGGACGCATGATACCCAGAATGTCACGTAAGTGCTGCCAGTTTCTTTCGAATCTGGTAACAAAATCAATCTCACGCGCTGTGACCTGAATATCATTTGTCATAATAAGATTAGCTTTTGCTGCCATATAAAAAATCCTTTCTACCCATAATTATTAAGGTATTGGGTTAGCGGCTATACTCTAGCGTATAGTCGGTGTAAAAATCACTGGAATAGCTGGATGTTCTGAGCAATTGCAGCCTGTCTCTCGGACGGGTCTTTGATTGCTTCGATATCTTTCTTTGTCATGTTCCCCGGTGTCTGCTGTTTTCCAACGTGAGTGGTAAATCTTGCCTGGTTCTGCTGAGCCTGCTGCTGAGATTCGTCTACAAAAGCGGATGCGTCAGACTGCTTCATCTGTTCAATCAGTTCATTCAGCCCAAGGATTTTACCGTCTTTCAGCTTAAGACCAGCTTCTTTGATATCTGCCATGACTGATTTCTTTGCCGCCTCACTGGAAAACTTAACATCGTCAAGTGCCGCTTTCAGTGCGTCTGAGAAATCGCGGTCATAGATTTTTGCATTATAATCTTTCTCTGCATCTGCCGCTTTCTGTTTCCAAGTTTCTAACTCGGTTTTAACATTTGCCGGGTCGATACCGTCAAAGCCTTTTAAGGTCTCCTCTGCTGTCTCAGCGCGTTCTTTCCAGTTGTCACGCTCTCCCTCGACTTTTGACAGAGTTTTTGCAACTTCCTTCGCATTTTTATAATGCTCAGAGAGTGCTTTCTTTACATCTGCCTGTTTGTCTTCCGGGATTTCAATTCCAAATGATTTTAATGTGTCAATAAGTTTCTGCATATACATCCTCCTGGTCGTGTTTATTGACCTGCCGCCGCAGGTAAATGGATTAAGCCAGTTAGACCACTGGCAAGGTAATTGCAGGAGACGGATTTGAACCGCCGCTTTCAAGGGTATGAACCTTGCGAGATTCCACTTCTCTATCCTGCCATAACCCGGATTCCCGGGTTAGCAAGGTATTTATCGTGTTATGCCTGCCACGAGTTGTTTCGGATATTTATTCTTTTTCAAGAACCTTAAAACATAATTCAAGGAGGTGTGCCATCTTGCGTGCCAGACGGCAATGATACGTGTCGGAAATTGCATCCGCTTTTCAACCTCCAGATTGTGACAGAATCTGTTTCTGTTAAGGACACGCATCAAAGAAAGGAGGAAATCAATAAAAATGTCTATGTCAAGCATTCCTGCTTACAAATCTTCCTCATAAATACATTTTACCACAGAGCCTTCAAAAAGTTGTGGTACATGTTTTAACAGGATCAGAGCATATCACGGAGCTTTTCCACGTATCTCTTGACAAGATCGCGTTCCTCCCGGCACTCTGCATCCTTGGACATGTCGCTCATTTCTGTGGTAAGTTCGTCCAGATGTTCTTCCAAAGCGGCAAGCATTTTTCTCTTGCAGTCTTCAGACTTGCCGGAACGATAACTCTGTTTCTGCGTCATGTAATCATCGTAAGCATCCCGTCCATCAGAACGACTGTAATGTCCCCTGACGTAATGCTCGCCACGTCTGGCATAAGAATTGCCACGGTCGTAATCCGGCATCATTCTGCCGTCATTTGAGCTGTATCTCCCCATACTGTCACGTTTTCTTCCACGCTCGCTGTAATCATCATTGTATCCGCCACGCATCTCGTCAAGGACGGTGTTGTAATATTCCACCTTTTTGTCCCAGTACTGCGTGTTTTTGATATCCTTATACATATCAATCAGCTTGTATGTCATTTCCAGATTTCCGGTAGTCAGTCCATTATCAGCGATTTTGGAAAGTTCATCTTCGATTCTCGCGCATAAGTCTTTAATATCTCTCATAGTCACACCTCCTACGCTTCTCTAGTCACGACAATGTTTGCGTTCGCAACAGAAACGGCCTGATCGCTTGTGTTTTCTACTGCAATATTAACGCAACATCCACGAGGTACATCCACATAGATGCCAGAAGACACGTTATTATACTGGTCCACTGCCGCTGGCGTGGAAATCATCTGGGAAGATAACACTGGTTCGCCAGAAATTGCGAGTGCCAGAGAAATAGCTCCAACAGTGCCGCCTGTCGGAATCGCAATATTACCAGAGAAATCTACGAAGAATCTCGCCTTGCACTGGTTGGTTAATCCTCTCAGAGTAATGATTCCGCTTCCCTCTCTGTGCTGAATACAGTTAGAACCTTTGACTGCTGTATTTGCAAAAACTGCATTACCATTTGCCGCTACGGTCTGAGCCGCAACATTTACATATTCTGCCATAAAAATACTCCTTTCATATCACAAAAGGACAGGTTTTCAGTCTGCCCCTCTGTGTAACACGGCATAAGCCGACATTCGAATCAATCGAAAGATACTCTCGATATGAAATTATCAGCAATTACATCCGGTATTGCATCCGCATCCGTAATATGTGTTCGGGTTAGGAACCTGATATGCCGGAATCGGTGCCGGATTGATTGCATTGATGAGCTGCTGTGTCTGAGAAGCCATTGCGGTTGTAAGCAATGCACTCTGGCGATCCTGAGATGCAGCACGTCTGAGGTCATTGTTTTCAGCTTGAAGAGAAGAAATCTTTTCATTGCAGAGATAATCAAGAATCGCTCTTGTCCCTGCGTTCTGGCTATCAATAATGTCTCTTGTGTTGCTGTTCATAGTGTTCTGCAATGCACAGGTGTTCTGTGCCATATTGTAGTTTACACCCTGAATCGCTTCTCTGGTTTCACAACAACAGTTTGCAAGCTGAGCCTGTAAAGCATTAGTGTTCTGCATGTTGGCTACAGTGTCAGCATTAATGGCCTGCTGGATTCCAAAGCCAGTCTGCATGATGTTGGTGTTGATTCCATTGAATCCGGTAAGCATACCGTTGTTCACTGCATAGAATCCATCACAGAGGCCATTGCTGATTCCGTCAAGCTTGCTGATCACTGCGGAATTGTCGAATCCTCTCTGAATGTCTGCCTGAGTAGCTGCTGTGGCTGCATATCCGCCACCATTGCCATTATTGCCCCATCCATTGTTTCCCCAGCCGAAGAAAGCAAAAATGAATAAAACAATAATCCACCAGCTACCATCTCCGCCAAACATGCCGTCATTGTTTCTACCGTTTCCAGTAGCGGCGGCAATATCTGCTAAGCTATAATTTCCATCCATAATTATAATCTCCTTTTTGTGTATTTACATCAATCTGGCCAGATTGTAATGTACTATTTCATTCCTTTCAGCATGTGCTGGAATTGTCCTGCCATCTGCTGAACCTGATTAAGTTGCTGTTGAGAAATCTTCCCAGACTGCAACATCTTTTCGACTTCTGCTTTTGGGTCTCCCTTAAAATTCTGCTTAAACTGCATAAACTGCTGTATCATCTGCATTGGCCCGTTTCCCTGTGGCATCCCACTGCCGAGGGCATTGAATAATGGATTACTCATCTGCATTTCCTCCCTTGACTGCTGATTCCTGTACGGTATTAGCCCTAACAGGTTCAGAAAATGAGTTCAATCGGTTTATGATAGCTTCGTATTTGCCCTTTAAATCATCGTATTCCTGTCTGGTGACATATTTACTGTCCATGTTCTGAACAGGCTGTTTAGGTGGCATCTGAGAGCCTACTTCATGGTATTCAAACGTCCGTAATGGCTGTGGCATACCGGATACGTCTGTAGATTTTATATAAAATTTTTCTGACTCTGAGTCCATCAGTAAAACACTTGTCCCGGGTGCTACCAGATAGGACTTCGCACCAACTTCGCCGGATACCCACAGAATGCCGTTATTATTCTGCTGTGGTTGCTGTACTGGTTGAGCCGGCATCTGAACGGGCTGTTGCTGAAACTGGTTCATCTGTCCGGGAATGCCGAAGTTATATTGATAAGGATTGTTATATAATGCCATCTTATACACCGCCTTTCTGATTATATTTTCGCACAGGCATATCAATCCAAAAAGTTCATAAAAGTATCAAAAAAGTATTGTTTAATAACGCACATAGATTTATAATTAAGAAAAAAAGGAGGAATTAACATGGCAACAGAAGCGCAGAAAAGGGCGGTTAGAAAATATGAAAATAGTAACTACAGACTAAACATTGTTTTCCCAAAAGGAACTAAAGAGAGAATTGAAAAACTTGGGCTTGAAAAGAGCAACAGTGCCTTTATTCGAGATATTGTTCTGTCAGAACTTAACAGATTAGAAAAAAAATAAAAATAACGCACATATATGCTTGACATATAACGCACATAGATATATAATAAAGACAGTTAAAGAAAACCAATCACACAGCCCCGGACAGGGGCGGAAACGCTTAGAAGCTGGCGAGGTTGTCAGCTATGAAGAGGACGGCGAACAGTGCGAAATTTGGCTCGAAATGGAGGAGAACAATGGGGACAGCTGACCGAACACGATCAGCAGCACAGGACAGCGTTTTATGTTCTGGAAAGCATCAACCCAGACGAAGACGCGCCCGATCATTATGACGGCGAAATTATAAAACGATGGAAATAAAATAAGCCCCTGAGAGATAATCCCGGGGCTTTTGTTTTACCTTAACATACTTTGATTATTTTATTATTTACTCTCCGGCTCAATCGTTTCGCCGTAGATATGCTCACATTCATCTGCTCAGCGCAGTATTCAAGAGTGTGCTCCTGACATCTCAACCGGAACAATCTTTCCTCATCCGGTGTAAAATTACACTCTACCAAGAATCTGTCTATATCTTTCTTTGTAAACACATATAATTTCATGAGCATACCCCTTACTAATGCTAACGCTGATTCTGCGCGAGATACTCCGTGAGCTTCTGTTTTGTTTTTTTTAATTCTTCCACGTTGTTTCCACTGATCTGGCTGTCCAACATGGTCGATAATACTTCCAGAATCAATGAATCACGCTCTGCAATTCTCTGAAGACTTTCGTAATCTCGCTTGTCATGTTCTTCCAGTGTCTCTACTCGCTTGTTAAGTCGGAATGCCGGAGTGATCCACTTAAAGATTACAGCCGCCGCCCCTCCGACAATGGACACCCCTCCACAGATTGAGAGGAAAATCTGTACAAATTCTGATATGCTCATTTAGCTACTCCTTTTCCCAGTAGTATACCGGGATCTCATTGCCGGAATCCCATGTATCGTAATATTTGCCATCCTGTACCGTCACCACATGACCATCTATGCAGAGGATGTATGTGCCGGTTGGATGATCTACACAAAAGTCGTTGACTGTATAGATATATCGTTCTGTCTGCTCAATCAGTTTGCGCCTGTACCCATGCTTATAGAGGTATGCTCCCCAGACATAATTCGCGCTTGGCATATCTGACAAGGCACACGCCTGTATCATCAGCCCGGCAAATACCGTTTCCCAGTCAAAACCAGTCGCTTTGCATATTGCCCGGACAGCACAATCTCCGACTCGATTACCGGCAGGATTTGGATTAAAATATTCCCATTTGCTCATCAGTCAATCCCCTTTGCTGTTTTATATCTCTTTGCCGCTCCTCTAGCTTTTGCGGCGTTCTGACGGTTCCACTTCGCTATCATAAGGCGGTCTTGCAGTTCCCTCAGGTCGTTCTGCTTGCAGTAATCCTTGTATGTGGCATTTTGTTTCTGTAAGAGATAAGACTTTCGGTCAAGGTCTTGTTGGAGTGCAAATTTCGCCTTTTCGTTTGGCGCATTGTCAACTCCTGCCTGTAGTCCAAGGACTTCTCTCTTCGTTTTACGGATTCTTCGCTCATAAGTACGTTGTCGCTGTTCCTTTTCGTACTGTTTGCCCTTGTCAGCCTTATCCTGCTCCGATAATCCCGCATAAGGGTTGAATTCTCCGTCACTGGCTCCAAAACTATGCCGACAGTTGACCCCTGACAGTCCACTCGCTGTTCCATATCCGGTCAATGAGAACGGTGGAAATTTCTTGCTCTTTCCAGAACGAGAGTATATCTTACCTTGCCACCATGAGTGGTTTCCCGGATTCTCGCCGCCGTCACCCGTTCTGGCTCCCATGTGAGCACTGACCAGAACCAAATCCCAGCCCATTTCCTCCATACGCTTTAGAGATATATCACCGGTAGCCTGAGCCACACCAGTTCTGACAGAGCGTGCTACTGCCGTTTCAACGGTATCTTTTCTGCCAGATGGATATGCGACGGTAACACCATCTGATACAACGTTATTAACCGACTCTTTAATAGCTTGCGTATATCCAACCGCCCCAGTCATCACATGATTATACGCAAGGTCGCATTGCTCGATATAGAGTCTCTGAGCGGCGCTTGCAGTTGTCCTTGTGAAATTCTTCCAGTCACCCAAGCAGTGATTCATATTCCGCTCCATGAGCCTTACCATTGCCGGAGACTGTTCAAGTGGTACAGGACTTAACCCTGCCGCCTTATAAACCTTATCATCGTAATCCATTGCAGTAATTCCGGCATCCTCAAACGCTTCAAGAAGCTCCTGCTGTTCTCGCTTGGTATATCTGGATAATTCTGCCAGTATATCCTCTAGCAGTTCGCCAGATTCCTGCAATGTCCTGATTCTCCACGCATCAGCATTAGTCAGAATATAATCCTCGCCTCTGCCGATTCTTGCCATCATTCTTGACACAATCTCAGAGATGATATACTGATGGAGTTCTTCCGCAATCTGTTCACTACCTTCTGTGATTCTTCGTAGATATTCAGGACTAAGCATAGTATATCACCTCTTTCTACTGTTTTTTGTGGTACATGTATATTATATAACAACCTCATTCCATCCATATACTCCTGGCTCCCAGACGTTATTATCCACCTCAGATTCCCATGTTTTCCCATTATGAGTAACTTTATCACCCTTAGCATAAGGATTAGTACTTTCTGGCTGTTCCCATTCAGGAATAACATTACTGTCTGGAATAAGTACTTTAGTATATAAAGAAGATGCTGTACCTGGGGTCCAGTTTGCCTGACTGGTATGAGTAGTTATGACTTTATAGATTACTCCATTATACTCCAAACGTTTATCTTTCTTATATTTCTTATTAGGCCGCCACTTTTCAACAAAATCCGGATAATTCAGAATTTGTTCATCTGTCATTGTTGCTGTCTGGTTCTCTAACAGCTTTCTAAGTTGTCTTGCCTGTTCTGCTGTCACTGTACCACCCCCATTATGATATTGAGTGCCTCATCCGAGGACAATTCTGGCTCCGGGTACGCCGGATCATCTGCGAGTGCCCATGTCTGTATGATCTCGCTTTCCGTTTCTTCCCAGCTTGATTCATAGTGTTTACCAGTTTCTATATTCTCTGGCATGTCTGTATATCTTACAGGCTTGTAGCCTAGCTCCATCAGCTTATCAGCGGACGGATTATTTACCGTACATCCGTTCCATGTTACCGTTTTCGGTGCACTGTGCAATATTCCATTTTGTAATTTTGCATACATTTCATCACCCCCTATCTACCATAAACTGCAAATCTACTTCCAACCCCAAATCTGTAATCCAAAGCTTCGTTTAAATTTGTAAGATAAATCTCGTTTATTTCCCCTTCAAACTTAACAATTGTATTCTGCATGGATGTTAAATTATCTGCGGGATGCCCGTCATTGAATACATCTGTTGCATTCCAGGATGTAGCTGTATCGACATAAATAAACTCACTAACTTTTCGAACTAAAGCTATAGACATTCGTGCGTTTCCATTTGGACTTAGTAAATTATTTCCTAATATACATCTGCATTTATTTCCTTCAGGACTCATTATAATCAAATGACCATTCCTGGTTCCCTTATTTGTATCTGTTGGTACAGCTTTAGCGATAATCATAAGTTCATCGTAACCTGATACGTTTATCTTTGGTGTTGATATTATTTCTTCAGTTGTTGCGCCACTATCGTATATCAGTTTCCATTCTTTCATTTCGTTTTCCTCCTGTCCATTCATAAGCATCGTTCTTCTGCGGCTCATAGTGACACCGCCTTACTTGACAGGAGCGAATCAGTTAATCTACAATCATCCTGACTGACTGACTGACTGACTGACTGACTGACTGACTGACTGACTG